ATGAGATTGGAGATCCGAATGTCGGATCTGACTGTACCGGAGGCCCGCGACAAGCGGAACTCCCTCGCGTCCCGCACAGACGTGCTCGACAAGGTCGGTGTCCTCGCCACCCTGCCTGGCGACATGCATACCACCACTGAGATGGTTGCCTCCTTCTACGGAGTAGACGTGGAACTGGTCCGCTACCACGTCAAGGCGAACCGTGAAGAACTCGACACCGACGGATACCGGGTACTCACCCGATCGGTATTTGAGAGTGAGTTCGGCTCCCTCTCAAATCTGGACCCCCGTGCGCGAACCATCGCCCTCTTCCCTCGTCGCGCAGTCCTCCGCGTCGGGATGCTGCTCCGTGACTCGTCGGTGGCCCGCCGTGTCCGCGACTACCTGCTCGACTCCGAGCAGCGAATCCAGTCGATGAACGTCGAGCCACTCACCGGACTCGAATACGCCCTCCGCCTGGTCGACGCCGAGAAACGAGTCCTCGAAGCCCAGGCCCGCGCCGAAATGGGAGAGAAGTTCAAGCGCGCCATCGAAGGCGGCGACGGACTGACCCTCCGCGAGTTCCACAAGAAGTACTTCTCCGCCATCACCGAGACCGCGTTCATGGAACACCTGTACAGCAAGGGCTACTTGATCAACCAGATCGGCAAAGGCGCTGTGCGCACTGAAGGACCGAAGGCCGGAACCCGACGAGACGGAACGCAGCACCGCCACCCCACGTACAAGGGCAAGCGCTTTTTCTACTTGCACGGCGGTGGAATCCACGGTGGCAAACGCCGCGAAGGCACCCGCGTCCGTCCCGGCCATTGGGAACTCGAGCTGCGCGACCAGTTGGCAGCCGAGGGCCTGGCCGCCAACGAGAACACCGCAGGTCTGTTCGTCATCGAAGGCGGCAACTCCAAGGGGCTCGCATGACCGACAGTCGGTTCCCTGCCCTGGACTTCGATCGCACCACGGACGAGTTCTACGGAAACGGATACGAAGTTCTGCGGCACAACGTGATCGAGCCGGAAGTCCCGGAGACCGGGGAGTTCATCGCCATTCCGGTCCGCACCATCGTCGATGGAAACAACGGTCCGGGGTTTGAGATCGGCCCGTATTCGCTCACCGAGACGGACGTCGTGGTTCTACACAACGCACTGATCAGCCACATCCGAATGTTTCCCGATCTGTTTCGGCCTGCCAAGAAGGACGCATCGTGACCATCGAGAACTTCGAAAGCATCAGCCTGTACGCCATCCCGTTCCCCGCGGTCGACACCGGATCGATCATCATCGCCGCCGCCGCGGGGGAGACGGACTACCCCGAGAGCGACGTGGTCAGCCTGACGATCGTGTCCGGCCCGGTTCACTTCCAAATCCATCTGTCACCGGACGACGCGCGGGCGCTCGCCGACGACCTGAACGCCGCGGCCGCCGTCGACGGCGCAGAAGAGGGCGGTGCGGCATGACGATTCTGTACGCCGCCCGTGAGGTCGTCACGTGGGAGAAGGTCGCCGACCACGCTCCGTCTGGTCACCTGTGGCTGCTCAACCTGACGGACGGGACCACAGTGCCGGCCTTCGGCCACCAGCTCGACATCCCTGGCGCGACCCGGCGCCCCGGCGGCCAGCCCACCGGGTGGTCGTGCCGCGGCCTGGTGCTGGCGCTCGCTGTGTCGCTCGCGGCGTGGGTGCCGATCGTGTGGGGCACGGTGTGGATCGTTCGGACGGTGATCGCATGACCGCCCCGACCATCGTCGACCCGTACGTGTACCTGTGCCCCCGCTGCCGGCTCACGGTGGCCGGCCGGGTGTGGGAGGACGTGCTCGCCCAGGGCCGCGCCCACGATGCGCTGCACACCCACTACGCGCCGGGGTTCCGCGGCGTCCCGATCGACCCGGCCACCCTCGCCGAACTCCCCGAGCACGCCCCGGCAATGGATGGAGGTGTGGCATGACCGCCAGAGACGAGACGAACATCCCGGCCAGCCTCACGCGCGACGGCGTGGTCGCCGCCGTGCGTGAGGTGGTCGCGGTGAGCCTGAACCAGATCGCGAGCGACGTGGAGTTCCTTCGCGAGCGTGTGATTCGCTGGGCGCCGCTGGAGCTGCGCCTGAGCGAGTTCCTCGACCGCGACGGCCAGGTGGGCAATCGCGTCTGCGAGGGCCTCCGCGTGCATGTGATCGAAGGCTCAGGGAATCCCACGCGCGACGACATGCGTGCCGTTGTGCGTGAAGAGATCCGTCGTGCCGAGCGTGCCGCGATGGCTCGTCTCAGGTCATCCGCCGGCCCGGCCCGGGAAGACGTGCTCGGTGATCTCGCGGATGGCGAACTCGAGCTCCCCGACGATGGTGATCATACCGAGCAGGGCGGAACGGTCGACGAGGTCCATGCTGTCGCCCCGGGCGGCAGCCTCGGTGAGCGCGCGTTGGAGATTCTTCGTGCGGGCGGCTTTCTCGGAGATCCGGAGTCGGTCGTATCCGAAATGCTTGGAAGAGCTCATGAGGCTTCTCCTTCGGTGGATGAATCTGGCGATCCCACCGTAGGAGACGGCGGTGCTGCCGGGGACGCATCCGATTCCCCGGCAGCACCGCCACCCACTCCTGATCGGGAGGCGGCCGGCGATGACACCGCTGCTCTGGAGAACTGGATCGTCTCGTTCCGGCAGCAGGCGGAACGAGTGGAAAAGCTCGACGCGGCTGTCGTCCGCGCCGAGCGGAGCCTCGAGCAGGCGCGTGCCCACGCCGGGCGCGAAGCCGATCGCCTGCGGGAACTCAAGCGCGAGCTGGATCGGATCATCCACGGCACCGCCGGTGGTGCGGCATGAGCATCCGAGACCGTGTGAGCAAGGTGCTCGCCGACGAGCTGACGTTCGGCAAGCACGGCTTCGAGACCGGCACGTCGATGGCCGAGTACCTCTACGACCGACTCGAATCCGAGGGCTTCGCCGTCGTCGCGCTGCCCGAGCCGGAGATCGACAAGTTCGACAACCCCGACTTTTCCAACGAGCACATCAGGCTGACCGTGTACCGGGACGGGTGCGTGCAGTTGGAGACCCCGGAGTACTTCGGCGTCAACGCTGGCATTCACCCGTTCCAGCTGCGGGACCTGGCGCAGCGCTGCCTTGCCGCGGCCAAGGTCGCAGAGGCGAGGCAGTTGTGAGCGCCGTGCGCCGGATCGGGGTGTGGCAGATCCTCGACGCCGCCCAGCTCGCGCAGCTGGGGCCCACTGGCCGACTGGCGCTGACCCTGGTGGTCGAGCCGCCGCCGGAGGGCTTCGGCCCGTGGCAGCAGTGCGACTACCGCGAATGGAAAGCCGCCAAGGCCGACGGCCTGCCGACGACCGAACTCGAGCAGTCCTACGACGACCAGTTCCGAGCCGTGTACTGGGTCGCCCACCGCGCCACCAATCGAACCGAAGGAAGTGCATCGTGATGAGTCCACGCATCGACTCCGACCCCGGCTGGCAGCGGTATCTCGCCGCGGCGGCCGAACTCGACACCCCCAGCCGCCGGGAGAACGTCATCGGGATCGGCATCGTCACCGGCGGTGTCGCCGCGCTGCTGATCGCCCTCCGTGCGGTCGGGTTCCTGCAGACGGGGGTGTGGTGATGATCAGCGATTCCCGTCATCGTCTGGACCAGATCGACGCTGCCGAGGCCCGGGTGATCGGTGATGTCGCCGCGAACCTCGCCTATTCGCTGACCGACCGGGCCGCGCAACCGGACGCCTCGCACCGTGGGGAGTTGCTCGTGCAGGCGAACGCCGCGGTGAACCTGGCGATCTCGTGGCGCACCTACGCGGCGATGTGGGAGGCCGACAACTTCGTCGAACCGCCGACTCCGCCGGAAACGCGGGCCGTGAAGGCGAACGGCGCGTACGAGGTGAGCCTCCCGGCGCACGTCGCCTCCCTCGCCGAGTGCCTCGGCGGTCAGCCGGTCGACATCGCGTACCGGCCCCGCCCGACGGGGGGTGCGTCGTGACGCTGCCGATGCCGGAGTTCGAGCACCTTCAGTCCTGCGCCGGCTGCGGCCACCCCAAGGAACGCCACGGCCGCGACGGCGTGTGCTTGGCCGACGCCTACTGCAACGGGATCTACGCGTGGTGCCCGTGCACCGCCTACCAGCCTTCGGAGGAACAGTGACCACCGTCAACACCGGCCCGGCCCTGACCGGGGACGAGGCCGAAGCCCTGGTGCAGCGGCTGCCGGCGGGCAGCGCGGTCGTGCACCTGCCGCCGTTGGCGGCGCCGCGCCGGCTGCCGGCCGAGCAGACGGTGATCGCCTGGACCGCGGAGGACGGGTCGGCGTGCATCACCGTCGACCCCGATGGGCGCCTCGCGGTGCATGCGAGTGTGCTCACCTGCGCCCAGGCGAACGATGTGGCGGCCGCGTTGATCGCGGTCGCCGCCCGGGTGGTGGCCGCCGACTGATGGTGGCGCGGTGCAGGGACTGCCGGCAGGAGATCACGTGGGCCACGTCCACGGGATCCGGCAAACGCATCCGCCTCGACCGGTACCCGGACCCGGGTGCGGGCCGGGTCCGCAAACGCGACATCCGCGACGAGGACGGCGTGGTCTACGCGGACATCCTCCGCGGCGACGACCTGCACCGCGCCATCGCCGACCAGCAACCGCTGTACGTCCTGCACTCCGACACCTGCCACGCGCGCCGGCCACCGAACCCGAGACCGCCGCATATCCGAATCGACCTGCCCCGACGAGCGAAACGGCAGTGGAGGTACCGATGAGCACCGTCGCCGACGCCGACGCCTGGTGGCACGCCCAAACCCCGGAGCGCCGGTTGAAGATCTTCGGCTGGCTCGCCGAGGGCCACCACGCCCACCGCCTCGGCGCCGCGAGCGAGGGCCAGCTCGAGATGCCGTTCCCACCCGAACCCGAGAGGACCGACCCATGACAGCAGTCGTCGTCGGCACCCGCGACCTGCGCGCCGCGCTCACCAGCGTCCGCGCGCACGCCGCCACCCACCCCGATCTCGAACGGCTGCGCCGCATCCGCCTCGAGATCGACACCCACCACGTCACGGTCACCGCGACCGACACCTTCTCCGCCGGCCTCGCCATCGTCTCGATCTGGGAGGACGAGGACCGCCAGGACGTCACCGTCGACCTCACCCCGGAGCAGGTCGACAAGATCCTCAAGATCTTCCCCACCCCGAAGGACAAGGGCGACCAGCCCAGCGCGATCCTCCGCCTCGAGGTCGGCGACAACTACTTCGAACTCACCGACGTCTCCGGCCTGCCCGGCATCGACGGCCAATCCCTGCGCCAGCCCCGCCTCGCCACCGACGAGTCCTACCCCGACATCCCGCACCTGATCTCCCGCACCCGCTCCGGAGAACTGAAATGGCTCGAGCAGTTCGCCGTCAACGGCGACCGGCTCGCCGCGTTCCGCATCGCCGGCGTCGTCTACTCCGAGCCCGTCGTCATCGAGGCCCGCACCGGCACCCGCGCCCTCGCGATCACCGTCGGCGAGTCCTTCCTCGGCGTGCTCATGCCCGTCGCCCTCGACGAGGACGCCCAGGTCCGCCTCAAGGAATGGAACGAGGGCTGGGAGGCGCGCCTCCCGCATCCGGATTCGCTCCCACGCAACGCCGAGAGAATCTCAGCCGAGGGCGGTGACGCGCCGTGACCACCCGCACCTACCTCGTCACCGGCCCGGCCGCCGACGCCCTCGAACACGCCCTCACCGCAGACGGCGCCCGGATTGTCGACACACCAGCGCCGGCGGCCGACGCGCACGCCGAACTCACCGCCGAGTGGCAGCGCAGCGACACCCCGCCGGCCGGACTGCTCGAGCAACTCGCCGAGATGGCCGACACCTGGGAAGAGAACATGCCGATCACCAGCCACTTCGACCAGGGCCACGCCCAGGCCCTCCGCGGCTGCGCCTGGGAACTGCGCCAGCTGCTCGAGACCTACGCCCAGGAAGGCACCCGGCCATGACCACCACCGAACATCACCTGCCCGGCGCCACCCGCTGCGCCTCCTGCCGCGCCGTCATCGTCTGGGCCACCACCACGAAGGACAAACCGATCCCGCTCGAGCCGGCCTCGACGCCGCACGGCAACCTCGCCGTCTATCCACTCGACGGCGGTGGACTGCGCGCCGTCGTCGTCCTGGGACCGCGCCGCGACGCGATGCGCGCCTGCGGACAACCCCTCTACCTCAGCCACTTCGTGTCGTGCCCGAACGCCGACGAATGGAGAACCCGATGAAGACCCTCGCCACGATCGTCGAGGCCGTCGGCCTCACCGCGGTCGGTGTGCTCACTGCCGCCGCGATCGTCCTCACCGTCCTCGCCCGAACCGGAAGGGGGACCGTGCTGTGAACGTGAACGATCTGTCCTTCTCCGTGTACCCCGTGGGGCTGTTCGACGACCTGCGGCGGCTGGTGATCATGGTGCGGGCCGGCAGGTGGGGCACAGCCAGGTACCGGGTCAAGCGGATCGCGCGGTCGTTGCGTTTGGCGATCAAGTACCGCGAGCTCGGCTATTTCAACGGTTTCCTCGCCGAGCCGATCAACTACGACCCGCGGTCGCTGCGCTGGACGCGGGTCGGGCATGGCTGGACGTGGCGACGTGCGCTCGCCGATCTGCATCGTCACCTCGAGGAGATGAATCCGTGAGCCTCGCCCACGACAACGCGCGGGCCGCGGCTGGCGGATACCCCGGCGCCGGCGCGGACCAGAACGACACCCAGCGCCTCGCCGACGCCCAGGCCGAAATCGCCAAGCTCCGGGAACGCAACCGCGAGCTGGTCGGCCGCAACGACGTCCTGGTCCAGCAGGTGCGGGACTGGGCCGACGAGAACGGACGCCTCGCCCGTCGCCTCGACACCGCGCTGCGCACCGATGCGGCCCGCCGCCGCGTGCTCGACATGTGGTGCACGGACCCGCTGCGCCCGTACCTGCCATCCATACATCTGATTACGGCATTGGAGACCGCGCTGTGAGAACTCGAACCATCCACCGCGTCAACTTCGAGATCACGGACACCGTCACCGTCGACCTCCCGACCGGAGCTCGGCTGCTGCACGTCGCACCGTGCCGCCAGCACCCGGACCGCCGCATCGACCTGTGGTACGAGTGCCGCGTCGGCGTCCCGGCCCGGCCCCACACCCTGCACGTGGAGGGCACAGGACACCCGATCGTCGACGACGCCCTGTACGTCGGCACGGTCGTCGCCTCGAACGGTCTGGTCTGGCACGTCTACCTCGATGCCCGCCTCGCACAGGAGGTGGTGCTGCCGTGACCGTCACCGCCCAGATCCTCGACCAGGTCGTCGAGGTCCGCCGCGTCCACGACGGCCAGTTCACCAACATCGAGCCGGAGTTCGACGGGTCGTGGCCGAAGTTGACGAAACTGGAATGGCAGTGCGCCGTCGTCGAACTCGACTGCGGTATCCGGCCCCGGGTGTCCCCGGCGCTCGTGCACGTCAATGGTGTCCTGCAGCCGGACCATTTCTGCGTCGCGGTCGGTGGCTCGTCGATCTCACCCCTCAGCTTTCTCGACGCCTGGACGTACCTCAACGGAGTTGCTGCCGGCGTCATGGCAGCACGCGCCGGCGGGAAGGGACTCGAACGATGACCGGACGAGAGGGTGATCGGATCGAAGTGGACCGAATCGCCATGCACGCGGCCGACGCCGCGTACATGATGGTCGACCCGCACCCTAAGGGCTACATCCTCACCACCGCATCCCGCGTGCGCCGCGCCCTGTACGCCTACGAGTGGGCCAAGACCAACAAACGACCCGGCACCCGCGACGGCTACTTCTACCTACCGGATCCCGGGGAAGTACGTGCTGCCGTACTGGAATACGAGGCCGCCGATGAGTGACCAGATCGAAGTGCTGTGCTCGGCCGAAGGATGCGACCGCCCGCGCAAGTCGAAGGGGTTGTGCAACATGCACTACCTCCGGAAGTACCAGCGCACACGGAGGCATCCGAATCCACCGGTCGGAGTACACATCAGGTCGCTCCGCCTGTTCTGGCAGAAGGTGGACACCTCGGGTGATTGCTGGATCTGGACAGGACCCCTCAACGAACGCGGATACGGCCGGACAGAGTTCCGCGGGAAGAAACATCAGGCACACAGGGTGGCGTACGAGACAGCGTTCGGAGTCTCGATCCCAGCCGGTCACGAAATAGACCACCTCTGCCGGAACCGGACGTGTGTGAATCCGTGGCATCTGGAACCAGTCACTCATCGAGAGAACGTGATTCGCTCGACGTCACTCAAGACGCACTGCGTCAACGGACACCCGTTGTCGGGCAGCAACCTCATGCACAACTCGGTGTCGGGAAATCGGTGCTGCCGCACCTGCCAACTGGCAGCCAGTCGGAGATACAAGGCCCGAAAGCGAGCCGAAGAAACGAGCCATGCACACAGTTGAGCTCTACCGGGACAAGACGGGTGAATACAGGTGGCGAAGATTCGCCGCCAACGGCCGAGTCATCTCCGACTCGGCGGAGGGCTACACCACGAAGGGAGCCGCCCTCGACGGCCTGTACCTCGCCAACCGCGACAGCGACCACTACCAATTCGTCGATGACACCGAGGAGCGACTATGACCGACACAGTGCAGATCACGGTCTACAGCAAACCCGACTGCCAGCAGTGCACCGCGACCGCCCGAGTGCTCACCAAGGCCGCGGTCCTGTTTGAGTACATCGACGTCACCAAGGACCCGGTCGCCTACGCGCGCGTGCAGGAGCTCGGCTACACCGGTGTGCCCGTCGTCGAAGCCGGCGATATGCACTGGCAGGGATTCCGGCCCGACAAGCTGAGGCGACTCGCCGAACTCCACTCGTCGGCCGCGAACGTGTCGGAACTCGATGCGCTGGCCGCCGAGTACCTCTCCGAGGGCGGTGCGGCATGACCGACACCGAGATCACCCCGGAACTTCTCCGCACCGTCGGTAACTGGCTCGTGCAGCAGCCGGGGAGCACCGACATGGCGCACGTCGAAATCGCAGAGCAAGCCGACCGGCTCGAACGCGAGCAGGAGCAGCAGGTGGCTGACTTGCTCGCCCCGAGCCGGCCGATCGCGGAGGTTAGCGACGGCGCTCTCCTCGCCTATGTCCGATCCCTCGCCGAGGTGGCCGCCGACCACTTCGAAGGATCAATCGCCAGGGATCTGGACGACTGGGCCGTCCGGATCGAACGGCGCGTGGAACGCAATCGAGCGGAATCGACACGCATCGACCGGCTTGCCAAGGCGTTTCACGATGCCATGTCTGGTCAGGTGGATTCCGGCCGGAGCACGTGGGATCTTCTCACTTCCGAACACCGCGAGGCGTGTCGCTCCGGAGTCGGTGCCGTCCTCGACTATCTCGCGGAGGAGCGGTCCGCGGCCGCCGACTCAGAAACCTGCGGAAAACCGGAAACTCAGCAGGTCACACCGCGCGCACGTGAACCGCGCATGTGGGGAGACTTGTGCGCGGTACCTCCAAACGTGCTCACCGTCGTCGATAAGGACGGCGACCGGTACCTGCGCGATCCCTGGGCCAAGAACGGATGGACGATCGAGCGCTCTTGTGCGCCTATCGATGAGTACATGAGCTTCGAGCACGCGCCGTTCACCGAGGTGATCGCCGATGCCTGAGCCGATCCGACCGAAGGTGAGCGCCAGCGATGTTCAGAGCGCCGGCGAGCTCGTCCTGTTGATCGCCGCCTACGCCACCGAATGCGTCGGACCGAAGGGCACCGTGATCCGCGTGCCCGAGGACGACGCCCAGCTGATCCGGGCAACGTTCATCGGGAAGCTCGCCGAGGCCGCCACGAAGATCGCGAACGGCGAACCGCTCTCTCGCGAGCAGCCATGAGTCATCAGCATCACGGGAAGAAGCCGTACCTGACGGCGGCGCACGCGATCGTCGATGCCCGGATGCTGTCGATCCAGTCGGGGGAGGACTGCATCGCGTACCCGTGCGAGTACTGCGAGCACTGGCACGTGGGGCACTTTCAGCATCTGCGCACCCAGATCGGCACCGTGCATCCGGGTCTGCGGGAGCGGCTCGCCGATCGGATCGCCGGCCACGCCACGGCGGGGAAGGAGTTCGCGGGTGCCGGAACCACCTGATTACCAGAACCGCAGTCCGCCACCAGTTCCGAAGGAGTCCAGTGTTCTTCCAGGTCACCGATCAGCTCACCCAGAACCGCAAGCACCGGTCGCTGGCTGAGCAGGCACTCGAGGGGCACCTCGAAGGCATCGCCGCGATCGGTCTGTGGACGATGGCCGGTGCCGACTGCCAGTCCGCCGAGTCCGGCGGCACCGACGGGGTGGTCCGGCGCACCGACCTGATCCGGATCCTGCTCAATCCGCAGATCGCCGAGCATCTCGCCGGCGTCCTCGTCGATGTCGGTCTGTGGCACGCGCCCGGCCACGCCTGCCCCCGCTGCCCCGCCGTCGAACCCGGCACGTACCTGTTCCACGACTGGTTCGACATGGGCTACGACCCGGCCGCCAAGGTCGAGGTCACCCGCCGCAAACGGAAGGAGCTCAAGGACCAGGAGATCATCAACTCGGTCTGGGCCCGCGACTGTGTGGACCCGGTGAAGCCGACCGAGGCGAACTGCCGGTACTGCGGGGTCCTCGTCAAACGCAAGGACACCCGATCGGAAACCGGGCGACGGCCCCAGCTCGACCACGTCGACCCGACCCGCGCCGACGGCGCCCGCAACATCGTCATCTCGTGCACGGACTGCAACCGCCGCAAAGGAAACCGAACCCCGGCCCAGGCCGACATGGTCCTGCTGCCACCGCCCCCTCGCGACAACGTCTCGCCGCACCCCGCCGCTGAGTTCGTCTCGCCGCACCGCTCCGACGCTGAGCACGTCTCGCCGACACCAGTCGCCGCAGAGACCAGCTCGCCGGACCACCGCGACGCTGAGATGCTCTCGCCGGGCCACCGCGCCGCAGAGAACACCTCCGCGACCAGCGGTGACGCGACCACGCGTCGACCACGCCCCGACCACACCCCCGACCACCCGAAACGAAGTGTCCCCGTACGGGCGACGCGCGCGGGCGCGGGCCTGGCAGGGTCAGGGCAGGGTATGGGTTTGGTTCCCGGTAAGGGTCACCAGGACAGGTCACCCGCCGCTGCTCCTCCTGACGAGAGATCACCTCGCAAACGTCGTCGTCGGGGAAAGGGAAGGCGACCCACTGCCGTCGATCCTCCCGCCTCCCGCCAGCTGAACACCCAACCCCCAACCCCCGACCCCCAGCCCGAACCGCCGCTGTGGGACGCGGGCGCCGCACCGCACGTGCCGGCCCCCGGCAGGTTCGGATCCCCCTGGGCCGGGTGGACCGGGCCGCCGTCGACCGTCGGCGACGAGACCACCTGCCCCGAGCACCATCTGCCCGAACCCTGCTGGAAGTGCGCACCACCGGAAGGACATCCCCATGACCACTGACCGACCCCACCCCCTGCCCGATGCGGTGCTCGCCGACCTCGACGACCGGGCCGTGCAGCTCGTCGCGGTCACCCACGGCGAGGGCGACGCCGGGGACGTGGCCCGCCTGACCGCGGCCCTCGACCGGCAGCAGCTGATCGGCCTGGCGATCTCGTGCGCCGCGATGGTCGACCCGTCCAAGCCGGTCTCCGAGCTGCTCGCGTGGATGACCCCGCAGGACCCGGTGTGCGAGAGCACCGCGGCGGACGGGGTGGCCCGGGCCTGGACCGAACCGGAGTTGCGCCGCGCCCACGCCGCCCATGTCCGTGGGGTCCGCACCCCGTACGTGGTCACGGGGGAGCGGCTCTACCAGCGGTTGAGCAAGCGGGCCCGTGCCGCCCGGTCGGGGGTGCCGGCATGAGCCGAGCCACCGTCGCGACAGTGACGCGCGACGTCGAGTACCTCGAGCAGGCCTGGCCCTCGCTGATCGCGTTGAGGATCCCCGGCACCGCCCGGTCGTGGGTGGAGAACCCCCGCCGCGCCGGCACGTTGTCCCCGGAGGACCAGGAACGCCTCGGCAAGCGCGGACTGCAGACCCCGGCGCCGGCCGACATCCAGGTCCTGGACCTGATCTACAGCATCGCCACCCGGGCCGCCGAGATCGCCGAGTGCCTGATCGACGTCGTCGGTCCCGGCGCCGGCCACGAGCTGCCGGACGTGGCGGCGTCGAAGGACCCGATGCGGTGGCTCGCCACCGTCCGTGAACTGGTGCCGGCCGCGCACGAGTGCGACGACAAGACCGCGCCGTGGGTCGCGTACCTGATCAATCCGCTGGTGCGGCAGACCGCCCGGCTGCTCGGCGACATCCGGGACGGGCAGGTGCTCAACGGGATCTGCCCGTGGTGCAGCGGCCGTCTGTCCGGTGATCTGATCGGCCAGCGCACCATGCAGATCCACTACCCGGATCCGGACGAGGACGACGACGAACCGCTGATCATCTGCCGGGGGATCAACTGCTCCCCGCCCCGCGCGATGTGCGGGATGCGGTGGCGGGGCCATCCCGCGTGGACTCGCCGGGAATGGGACTGGCTGGCGAAGATGCTGCGCGACCCCGACCGTGAGATCGAGAAGGCAGGGTGACAGCGATGAGTGAACTCCCGAACCTGTACGGACCAGAGGGGTTCTCGGCGATCCTGTCCCATCACGGTGTCCCGATGAAGTTCAAGAGCGTCCGCACCTCGTGGGAAGAAGACGTCGAGCTCCACGTCCTGCGGTTCGCGTGCGACTGCGGACTCACGGCAGAGGTACACACCCGGGAGCTGGATGGCGGACCGGAGATGGTCCGGCGGAGGCAGGGCGGGCAGTGACACGCCAGGCCCTGGTCGTGGACTTGCACTCGGAGTTATCCACAGGCATGATGTCCGCAAGCGATATCCCATGCCCAGATGCGGGTGTGGGAGTTTCTGTTTCCTGGGGCGTTCGCCCCGCATCTAGGGAGGTTCCGATGAACCTGATCCATGCCCTGCTCGACCTGGCACAGGCGACCATCGACGTGCTGCGGATCGTGTTCGCGCGATGAAGCTCACCCTGGCCGGCCGGATCCTGGTGTGGCTGCGCAACCTCGGTGCCCGGCGGCCGGCCCGGCCGTGAGCGACTGATGTCGGCGCCGCGCAAGCGCGCCGCCTCGACCACCGCGCGGGGGCTGGGTTGGTCGCATCAGCAGCAGCGCGCTCGGTTGTTGCAGCGGCACGTCGACGGAAGTCCGTGCTGGTGGTGTGGCCGGCCGATGTTCCGGGATCGGACCGTCAACTTCGACTACGATCCGGCGAGCGAGGATCAGACGTCGGGCACGCTCGCGGCCGACCACTCGCACGCGCGGGCCACGGGTGGCACGAAGGCCGATCGGTTGCTGCACGGGCTGTGCAACAAGCAGCGCGGTGACGGCAGCCGGGACCATCTGCGGCCGGCGGTCACCGGCGGGGACTTCGGCGTCCCGGAGGGCGAGCAGGGTGACGACCGGTCGCGGTGGTGCCTGCTCGACTGGTGAGCCCGCATCCTACCGATGAGTAAGTAAGGGTGTCCTAAATTATTGGGGTACCCCCCTGTCCTGACTGCCCGCCGCCCGCAGTCAAGATTTTTTTTCGAGCCCGGATCTCACGTGCAAGGCCAGGTCAGGGCGGGTGCCGGGGCGGGCCGGCGGGGCAGCGCAGAGGGGCCTTCGGGCCGGACGAGGAAGGGGTGACCCGGGATGCAAGTGCTCGACGCGTTGGCGGCCTACGACCGGTCTCACGCCGAACCGGCCGCGCCCGAGCCGGAGCCGGAGAACTCACGTGCAGACACCGACGCGTCCCCGACCGGCGCCGAGTTCGGGCCCGGCGGCACGGAGCTCTACCGGGCGCTGTTCGATCCGCTCGACCCGTACGACCTGACCGCGATGGTCATCGAGGCGTCGCGGATCAAGGACCAGCTCGACCAGTACCACCGGATGCTCACAGGCAACTCGGAGGTGTGGTTCCGGGTGGTGCCGGCCCGCGGTGATTCTCAGGTGCTCGAGGTCAAGGCCACCGGTGTCGCGCAGGAGGCCCGGCAGCTCACGAACGTCTGGCGCCAGTTGCTCGCCGAGATCCGACGGCGCAAGGGCGCCACCTCCGGATCCGGTAGCGATGACGATCTCGACGATCTCTGACGAGTTCCCGACCCTGGCCGGGCGGCAGGAGCCGCACCATGTGTCGGTGTTCCCCGGCGACGACGAGCACGGCCGCAAGGCGGTCGAACTCGGCCGGCGGGTCGGCCGGCCGTCGATGCCGTGGCAAAAGATGGCGTTGCACGCGATCCTCACCACGAACCCGGACGGGTTGTGGACGCACACGATCTGCTGCCTGTTGTGCCCGCGGCAGAACGGCAAGTCGCTGATCCTGGTGATGCGTTGCCTGTACGGGCTGTTCAAGCTCGGCGAGCGCATCGCGTACACGGCGCAGCGGTGGAAGACGGCGAAGGATCTGTACAACCGGCTGTGGTCGATCATCCGGGCACGGCCCTCGCTGCGCAGCCGCGTGGCGAAGGCCAGCCTGGGGCAGGGCGTCGGCTACATCGAGCTGACCAACGGGGCGCAGATCGAGTTCTCGACCCGGTCGGCGGACTCCGGTCGTGGTCTCGACAAGGTGGATCTGCTGATCTACGACGAGGCGTACAACGTCACCGACTCCGAGCAGTCCGCGTTGTCGCCGACGCAGCTGGCGTCGAACAATCCGCAGACGATCTACGCCTCGACGGCGGTGAACGAGGAGCAGCACCCGAACGGGCAGATCCTCGCGGGTCTGCGCCGCAAGGGTCTGGCCGGCGCCCCGAACCTGTACTTCGCCGAGTACATGGCGCCGGAGGAGATGGACCGCGACGATCCCGAGACGTGGAAGTACTGCAATCCGTCGTACGGGGTGATCGCGAACGACGCGAAGATCCTCAAGCTGCGCGGGGAGCTGCCGCAGAAGAGTTTCGACGCCGACCTGCTCGGCCGCGGCCTGTGGCCCGTCGACGAGGACGCCGCCGCCCCGGAGTACGTGATCGACCCGCAGCGGTGGCGCGAGATGGAGAACCGGGAGGCGACCTTGGGGAAGAAGGTCGCCCTCGCGATCGACATGTCCCCGGACCGCAGGTGGGTCTCGATCGCCGCGGCGGCCCGCACCGACGCCGGGCGGGTGCACCTCGAGGTCGGCTACCACGCCGCACCGGGCCCGGGGTTGGTGCGGCTGCTGCTGTCGCTGATCGACCGGTGGGATCCGTGCGCGCTGGTGATCGACAAGGCATCGCCGGCGTACTCGCTGCATCCGGATCTGGTGGCGGCCGGGATCGAGCCGGAGGTCACCACGGCGGCGCAGATGGTGCAGGCGTGCGGCGGGTTCTACGACGACGCGGTGACCGCGAATCTCTCGCACACCGGGGATCCGTTGCTGTCCTCGGCGCTCGAGGGGGCGACGAAGCGGGATCTGTCCGGTGGTGGGTGGGCGTGGAACCGCAAGGGCAACATGACCATCTCGCCGCTGGTGGCGGCGACGCTGGCGCATTGGGCGCTGAAGGTCTACGACGTGCCCAAGCCCATGCCGGCGGGCCCGGCGTTCAAACCGACCGTGTCGGAGGACGCGGCGGTGCCGGCGCTCGCGGGTGGGTTCGGGGGCGAGGTCGATGTGTTGACGGTCGGATTCTAGGAAGGGAGGTGGCGTCGTGGCCGAGACGACGGGCACACCCAGCTCCTTCCGGGAGACGGGGTATGTCAACGGCTCCGGGATGACCGAGTGGCAGCAGTGGATGTCGGGGGAGAAGGTCCCGGATCTGCGGTGGCCGCGGTCGATCGCGGTGTTCGATCGGATGACGCGGGAGGACACCCGCATCTCGTCGGTGCTCGACGCGACATCGCTGCCGGCGTTGGGGACGGGCTGGCGGATCGACGGTGCCGGTGCCCGCGACGAGGTGACCGAGTTCGTCGCGGACAACCTGGGGTTGCCGATCAAGGGCGCCGACGAGCCGCGGCAGGGCCAGCGGATCCGCAGCCGCGGCCGGTTTTCGTGGCGGCTGCATCTCGAGCAGGCGTTGTTGGTGAACAAGCACGGCCACAGCTTCTTCGAGCAGGTGTACCGGCCCGGTGAGGACGGCCGGATCTGGCTGCGCAAACTCGCACCCCGCCCCGCGGCGACGATCCGGGCGATCCATGTCGCACTCGACGGTGGTCTGGAATCGATCGAGCAGCACGCGCCGGCCGGGGCACCGGTGGAGTGGCTGCTGCGGCCGCAGCAGATCCCGGTGTCGCGGCTGGTGGCGTATGTCCGCAAGCCGGAGCCGGGACCGTACCAGTGGATCGGGCAGTCGATGCTGCGCCCGGCCTACAAGCACTGGATTCTCAAGGACGAGCTGATGCGGATCCAGGCGGCCGCGGCCCGCCGCAACGGCATCGGTGTGCCGGTGTTCACGGCAAGCCCGGAGGAGAGCGCCGATCCGGAGAAGATCGAGAAGTACCGGCAGATGGCGTCGCAGTACCGCGGTGGTGAATCGTCCGGCGTGGGCCTGCCGAACGGGGCCGACGCGAAACTCCTCGGCGTGCAGGGCAACCTGCCGGACCTGCAGCAGGCCATCGCCTACCACGACAAACAGATGGCCCTCGCCGCCCTCGCGCACTACCTCAACCTCGACGGCGGCGGCAGCTATGCGCTGGCGTCGGTGCAGGAGAACACGTTCGTGCAGTCGGTGCAGTCGCAGACCGAATCGGTGCGCGACACCGCCAACGCGCACATCGTCGAGGATCTGGTGGATCTGAACTTCGGGGTGGACGAGCCGGCCCCGCGGATCGAGTTCGACGACATCGGCGCCCGCCAGGATCTAACGGCGTCGGCGCTCAAGTTGCTCATCGACGCCGGCCTGATCCGGCTGGATCGGTCGCTCGAGGAGTTCACCCGCCAGCAGTACGGGCTGCCGCCGAAGGACACACCGCCCCCCGAGCAGCCGTGGACGCCCGGCACCCCGAACCCGCAGGAGGATCAGTGAACCCGTTCCTACGGAGCCCGTCGGCGTTCCAGCGCACGCCGGTGCGGGCCGAGCGGCCCGACCCGAAGACCTCCGCCGGGGGTGTGGTCACGCTGCGGCTCTACGATCCGCTCGACTCGTGGGGCGAGTGGTGGGGGATCTCGGCGAAGGAGTTCGTCGCGGTGCTCGACGAGCTGCCCGACGACACCCGCGAGATCCGGTTGCTGATCAACTCCCCGGGCGGGGAGGTGTGGGAGGCCCTGGCGATCCTCAACGCGCTGCGGGCGCACCCGGCGAAGGTGATCGCGGTCGTCGAGGGGGTCGCCGCGTCGTCGGCGTCGTTCATCGCCGCCGGCGTCGACGAGCTGCACATGATGCGCAACGCCGAGCTGTTCGTGCACAAGGCGTGGGGGATGTGCATGGGCAACGCCGACGACATGACGAAGATGTCCGGCTACCTCGAGCACGAGGACCGCAACATCGCCTCGGTGTACGCCGACAAGGCGGGCGGCACCGTCGAGCAGTGGCTCGACGCGATGGCCGCCGAGACCTGGTATTCGGCGGACGAGGCGGCCGCGGCCGGGCTGGCCGACGTGGTGCTCGACGCCGAATCCGAGCAGGCGCAGACGGTGCAGAACCGGTTCGACCTGTCGGTGTTCAACCACGCCGGGCGCCGCGCCACCGCGCGGCCCGGACCCCAGGATTCCTCTGCCGAGGCGGAGGTCGCTACAGGAAAGGAGGGCGCTGTGCCCACCCTGAAGGAAGAGATCGCCAAGAGCCTCGGCATCGCTGAGGACGCCACCGACGAGCAGGTGCTGGCGGCGGTGAACGAAGCCCTCGAAGAACGCGCCGACCCGGCCACCGGCTCCGAGGGGGCGCCGGTCACCACGGAGGCGGTCACCCAGGCCGCCGCAAAGTTCGGGCTCACGGTCGTCGACAGCGCCAAGCTCGAGCAGTGGCAGGCCGACGCCGCGGCGGGCCGCGCCGCGCTCGACCGCATCGAACGGCAGGACCGCGAACGCGTCGTCGACGAGGCGGTCGCGAAGGGGAAGATCCCGCCGGCCAACCGGGAGCACTGGCTGAATCTGCTCGCGGCGGACCCGGCGGCGAAGGACACCCTCAACGCCCTGCCCGACGAGCTCGCCGCGCCGATCACCGAGATCGGCTACAGCGGAGTCGATCCCGCCCAGCCGTCGAACGTCGCCGACCACGCGACCTACAAGAACTGGAGCCTGTGACATGAGCGCCGTCCTCGAGGTCACCAAGACCGGACCGAAGACCTTCATCCCAGCCGAACGCATCACCGGCGGCCAGCTCGTCGAAGCCCGCGCCGCCGGCCGGATCGGCGTCGCCGCCGCGGGCAGCACCAAGGTGCTCGGTGTCGCGCTGACCGACGCCCAGAATCCGGAGGCGGAGGTCACCGAACCGACCACCGGCCCGGACGGGCGGCCGGTGCTCACCGCCACGCAGCTGCCGACGCGGGTGGCGGTCGCCTACTCGGGCACCGAGGTGAAGGTGACGTACTCGGCGGCAGCCACGTTCGGTGACAAGCTCGTCGCCACCGCGGCCGGCAAGGTCGGCCCGGCCGCCGCCACCCCCGATGCCCGCACCATCGTCGGGATCTGCACCGAACCGGCCGGTGTGGCCGCCAACGGTGTCGGCCTGATGCGGATCGCCTGACCGCTCACAACGACTCGAGGAGAAACCGTCATGACTGTTGATGTGGTGAGCGTCTCGGACGGACCGCGGATCACCGTGGCCGAACTGGTCGCCAACCCGCTGTTCATCCCCACCAAGCTGATGGAGCTGATGCGCAATCAGTTCATCAGCGAGGCCCTGCTGCGCGACGCCGGCCCCAACCCGTCGGGGGTGGTGGCCTACCGCGAGGGTGACCCGATGTTCCTCGAGGACGACGTCGCCGACGTCGCCGAGTTCGGGGAGATCCCGGTCAGCCACGGCAAGCTGGGTCTGCCCCGCACCGCGTTCGCGGTCAAGCGGGCGCTCGGTGTGCGGGTGTCGAAGGAGATGATCGACGAGAACCGGATCGACGCGGTGAACAAGCAGCTCACCGGGCTGCGCAACACGTTCATCCGCGCCAACGACCGGTCGGCGAAGGCGCTGCTGCAGTCGCCGGTGGTGCCGACGATGCCGGTGTCGACGCCGTGGGACGATCCCACCAGCAAGCCGCGCACCGACCTGGCGAAGGCGATCGAGGAAATCACCTCGGCCGCGCCGACCGAGGCGCAGGGCGGCACCGGCGACGAATACTTCGGGTTCGAGCCGGACACGATCGTGCTGCACCCGGGTCTGCTCGCGACGCTGCTCGACAACGACAACGTCCTGAAGGTGTACCAGGGCAATCTCGCCGAGCAGAACATCGCCTACACCGGGGCGCTGCCGGCGACGATCTTCGGCCTGAACGTCATCCAGTCCCGCACGTTCCCGCGGGATCGGGCGTTGGTGCTGCAGCGCGGGGTGGTCGGCTTCTACAGCGACACCCGGCCGCTGCAGTTCACCGGCCTGTACCCGGAGGGCAACGGCCCCAACGGCGGCCCGACCGAGACGTGGCGTTCGGACGCCTCGCACAAGCGGGCGATGGGCATCGACCAGCCCAAGGCCGCGCTGTGGCTGACCGGATTGGAGACGCCGTGACCGAGTACATCCTGACCGCCACGCGGTTCGACCAGATCCTCGCCCGCGACGAGAAGGGCCGCGTCACCCACCTTGTCCGCCGCCGCCGCGGCGATACGGTCACCGGCCTGGACGAGGGCGAGGTGGAACGGTTGCTGCGGGCCGGGGCGATCATCGACGCCGAGCAGGTTCGCCCGGCCGCCGCACCGCCCGTCGCCGACGGCCCGTCCGCCGCGGGAGCCGGTGACTCCGACGGCCAGCCCGCCGGCGACCCCGCCGCGGCGGATCAGTCCGCGCCGGCGCCGGCGGCGGTGCCGCGGCCGAAGCAGGCCGCGGACAAGGACGACTGGATCGCCTACGCGATCTCCCGCGGCTGGGACGAGGCCGACGCTCGGTCGATGACCAAGCCGCAGCTGCTCGCCGCGCTGGCGGAGTGACCCGGTGGCGGCCTTCGCGATCCCCGAGGACATCGCCCTCGGGGGCCGGCCACTGACCGAGGCGCAGACGGTCGAGGCGCAGCTGCTGCTCGACGCGGCGGCGTCGTGGATCCGCGACCGCAAACCCGACATCGCCCCGGACGATCCGAACGCGAAGCTGGTGTCGATCCAGGTGGTCAAGGCCGCCCTCGTCTCCGAGCCCTACCTCGGGCTCTCCTCGTACTCGAAGACGGTCGGGGAGGTCACCCGCAGCGGCACCCTCGCCCATCCGGGGCAGTTCCTGGTGTTCACCGACTTCCACAAGGAACTGCTCGGCATCCCGTTCCGGGCCGGGCCGGCGTGGTCGTTCAAGGTCGGGGACTACTGATGGTCGACGACCTCGGCAATCAGACCGTGGTGCTGACCCCGCGGATCAAGGCCAAGCACAACGATTTCGTCGACGGCCCTCCGGTGCCGTATCCGGGGTGTGCGGTGCAGCCCGTGCAGTCCGACGAGCGGCGGGAGGACGGGCAGGCCACCGAGTCGCGGTGGAAGCTCCTCGCCCCACCCGGGTTCCCGGAACGCACCACGAGTGTGCTCACCGTCGTCGGGATCGTCGACGACGCCGGCCGGCCGCGGCGGTTGCATGTCGACGGGGAACTGCAGACGCACTACGACGACGAGGGGACCGCCGTGTATGTCGGCGGGTACCTCACGGAATGGAGGGGGTAGGGATGGCGCAACAGGGCCGGTACCGGTGGTCCTCGCGGGACGCCCGCCGGATCATGGGCTCGCGCACGGTGCAGTCCGCGGTGCGCCGGCAGGCGGAGAAGGGCCGCGCGGCGATGGGTGGCTCGTTCGGCCGGACCGCGAGGGTGCTGCCGGCGCGCGGCTGGGACGGCCGGCCCGGATTCCGGATCGCGGTGCCGCCGTCCCCGCAGATCCGCAATCCGCTGGCGGCGGAGTTCGGTACCCGCCGCTCCCGCGGGGTGAACCGGCTGCAGTCGGCCATCAATGCCGCGGGGCGCGGTGGACGGCGGCGCGGGTAGATGGTCGTCGCCGAGCCGCCGCTGTTCGCGGACATCGAGACCGTGCTGATGGTCGCGCTGGCCGATCTGGCCGAGACCGACACCGTCACCCCGGACGAGGACACCCCGGTCGGGATCCGGATCAACCGGGTCGGGGGCACCGACGACGGGATCACCGACTACCCGCGGGTGGAGATCTCCTGCTACGCCCCGACCCGCAACGAGGCGCAGCGGCTCGGCGAGCGGGTGCGGCGGCGGATGCTCGCCCTCGGCGGGGAGGCGTTCGTCGTCGACGGGCAGAAGGTGACCATCGATTTCTGCCGCACCGACACCCCGCCGGAGGGTGTGCCGTACGACAACCCCGATCGGGACCGGGTCGTCTCCTGGTACCTGCTGGGGTTGATGCCCCCACGACCGGCCTGACCGCCGGCACAACCGAATACAGCCCTGATCAGCCCGCGAATCCTCGTGGGCATTTTTTCTGCCCACAGCAAGGAGGCACCCCATGCCCAGCAAAGTCGCCCAGCTCGAGATCGCTCGGCACCAGCGCGAGCTGATCCTCAAGCCCCGCGCCGCCCACGTGTTCGGCGCACCCACCACCACCCCGGTCGTCCTGAACATCACCGAAGGCCCCAGCAGCCAGCTCGCCGAACTCCCGGTCGGGTACTACGACTTCGGGCTGCTCGACAAGGAAGACGCCATCACCCTCTCCCGGGAGATGGAGAAGGCCGACATCAACGCGATCGGCTACTCGAACCCGGTGCGCTCGGACATCACCAGCGACATCTTCGGCATGGCGTTCAAGGGCCTGGAGACGAACCGGTTCAACATCGAAACGAACCTCGGTGTCGACCTGTCCGGCGTCACCCCCGACCCGGTCACCGGTGAGGTCTCGTTCGACCAGCCGGCGGTCGCGCTGATCCGCCGGCAGCGGTACATGATGCTGTCGGAGGTCGGGTCCGGGGTGGACACGATCTACTTCGGTCGGCAGTTCCTGGCCGGGGAGGTCGCCGAGACCGGGGAGCAGACCGTCACCGACGGCGAGGGCTACCTCGGCTGGCCGTTCACGGTCAATGCCATGGTCGACACGCTCTACGGGGTGTCGGTGCGGCACCACTTCGGCGGGCCGGGCTGGAAGAACCTCCTCGAGGAGGCCGGGTTCGATCCGAAGGCGACGTACGTCGTCACCATCGGCGGCAACCCCACCGGCGGCACCTTCACGCTGTCTTTCGGGGGGCAGACCACCGCCCCGATCGCGTTCAATGCGACCGCGGCGGCGGTGCAGGCCGCGCTCGAGGCGCTGTCGAACCTCGACGCCGGGGACGTCACCGTCACCGGCACCGCGGGCGGCCCGTACACGGTGAAGATCGACGTCGCCAAGATCGGCACCCTCACCGGGTCCGGTACCGCGCTCACCCCGTCCGGCACGGTCACCATCTCGTAGACCTTCGTGCCGTCCCATTACCGCGCGCGTCCGCGCGAGAAACGGAGCAGAAAACTCATGGGCACCATGCGCACCTTCGACCCGGACGGGTGGACGCCACGCGAGCTGGTCTCCCCGGACGGGCGGCGGTTCACCCCGTCCACCCGCGCCGAGGAAGGCGAGCTGCTCGCCCGCCGGTACCGCGTCGCCAGCCCCGAGCAGGACCAGGACGCCGGCGGGGAGCCGGTCGCCCCGGCGCCGCGGGACATCTCGCCGGCCTCCGAGCCCGTCGCCGCGCCGGCGCCGGCGGACGAGGCCACCCAGCCCGCCCCGGCAGCTCCGGGCGAGTCGATCGTCGACGACGTCCCGGACCCCGCCCAGGTCCCCGCCGCGGCGCCGGTGGATGCGGCCGAGACCGCCCCGCCCAAGCCGCGGCGTGCCCGCGCAGCCACCCAACCCACCCCCACCACCGAGGAGTCCCAGGCATGAGCGAAGCACCCATCGAGATCGGCCGCACCGCCACCGGCGGCGGGTCCGTCAAGCGGTTCGGCGGCACGGCCCCGGCGAAGGAGCCGTACCGGTTCGTGCTCGGTGACAGCCCCGAGTTCGTCATCCAGGAGCCGGATACCGGCACGATGCTCGAGCTGCAGTCCGACCGCACCTCGCTGCGGCAGGGGCTGCGGCTGCTGCTGCTCGACCAGTACGAGACCGCCGAGCCGTTCATCGAGGCGCTGTCGTGGGACGAGTTCATCGACTGGCAGCGTGATGTGTTCGAGTACTTCGGTCTCGACGCGCGGCGTTTCGAGGAGCGTCAGGCGGCGAACCGGTTCGAGCGTCGGCGTCGTCGCCGCTGACCCGTGGACCCGATGGAGACGGACCCGCCCGACGGGGACACCGAGAGCTTCTTCGAGCAGCTGCTCGACGAGGCGGCGGGTCCGTTCTTCCTCGACCTCGACGGCCGCACGATCGTGGTCGACGTCCCGTCGGCGGACGGGGCGTGCACCCTCGACACCGCAGTCACCCACACCGAACTGCTCGACGCGCTGGTCGGACAGGACCTGGCCGACGACATCCTCGACGTGTACGAGGACCGCCCGGTCTCCGAGCTGGCGACACTGATCGACAGGATCCGCGCCCACTTCGGTCTGCTGGTCCCGCCGCTCGGGGGGTTCCTGCGGCTGGTCGAGACCATCGACCTGTACGGCGAGGCGATCGAGCGGGATCTGATCGACCGGAATCTGAATCTGTACGACTGGGTGCGCGAGCACGAGAAAACTCCGTGGGACAAGCTGTTTCGGTTCCTCGAACGCCCGATCGAGGGTGGTTACTACACCGCGGCGCTGGCGGCGGATCTCGAGCTGGCCGAGCGGCACGCCCAGTGGGAGGCCGAGCACGGCAAACCCACGGGGGCGGGACGGCCGTCGCTGGTCGGCTGGACCCGCGAACGCGACACCGACACCGCGATCCTCGAGACGCTGCGCCGGATCGAGGCCGCGGTGTTCCAGGCCAGCCCGAAGATCAAGGGCCGCGGCCCGAAGACCCCGCGGCCGCTGCCGCGGCCGCTCACCGCCCGCGAGCGGTACGACAAGTACCGGCTCTACGTCGAGCACGACGACATCGCCTCGAAGGTGCTCGGTTCCCGCTACAAGCGGCTGTCCCTGCCCGACCCCACCGACGACTGAGGGAGGTTCCGCAGTGCCTGATCTGTCCGGCGGTACCGCCTTCGTCGACGTCATGCCGTCCATGCGCGGCTACTTCCAGCGCGTGCGCCGCGAGATTCAGGGCAACCCGGTCGAGCACCAGATCGAGCCGTCGGTGGACAAGTCGGCCCTGGACAAGGCGAAGAAGGACCTCGAGCGGGCGCAGAAGACGGTCGAGGCGTCGTCACAGAAGGTCCAGGCCCTGCGGCGGCGGGAGGCCGACGCGGCCGGCGCCACGGAGGTCGCCGAGGCGAAGCTGCAGTCGCTGCGTGAGCGGGGCGTCACCGACGTCGGCCGGCTCACCGCGGCCGAGCAGTCCCTCGCGAAGGCCAAGCGCGCCTCCCAGGCGGCGTCGGAGGAGCTGCAGCGGGCCGAGGCGGCGCAGCGGGCGGCGGCGGATGCGCAGCGGTCGGCCCAGAGCCGGGTCGCGCGGGTGGAGGCCCGGTTCGACGGGCAGCAGGCCGAGCAGGAAGCGGACGGGTTCTTCTCCCGGATCCTGCGGCGTGCCGACGACACCGGACCGGGAATCGGATCCCGGATCGCCTCCGGCATCGGCCGCACCCTCAAGACCGGGATGATTGCCGCCGGCGGCGCCGCGGCCGGGTTCCTCGGGACGGCGATCACCCTCGGCATCGGTCGGCTCACCGCGATCGACGATGCCCGCGGCAAGCTCCGCGGCCTGGGGCACGATGCGGCGTCGATCGACACGATCATGACCTCGGCGCTCGAGTCGGTCAAGGGCACCGCGTTCGGGCTCGGCGACGCCGCGACCATCGCCGCGTCCGCGGTCGCGGCCGGCATCGCCCCGGGCAAGGACCTCACCCGGTACCTCAAGCTCACCGCCGATGCCGCGTCGATCGCTGGTGCGTCGCTCGACGAGATGGGCTCGATCTTCAACAAGGTCCAGACCAACGGCGTCGCGATGACCGACGATCTGCAGCAGCTCGCCGACCGGGGCATCCCGATCTTCACCTGGCTGCAGAAGGAGTACGGCGTCACCGGGGAATCCCTGCGGGAAATGGTCATGATGGGGAAGGTCGATGCGGCCACCTTCCAGAAGGTGATCGAGGAGAACATCGGCGGTGCCGCCCTCGCCTCCGGGACGACGGTCAGTGGCGCCTTCGACAACGCCAAGGCCGCCCTGGGTCGGTTCGGTGCCGCCCTAGTCGGGCCGTTCTTCGATCAGACCACCGGGGTGCTCGGCGCCATCACTTCCAAGCTCGACGAGATGACCAACCGGGTCGGGCCCTGGGCGCAGAAGGTCTCCGACAGCATCCGGTTCGCGTTCGAGCTGCTTGTCAACGGCAACTACGACGGCGCCCTCGGCACCGCCCTCGGGCTCGAGGAGGACTCCCCGATCGTCGCCCAGCTGCTCGGGTTCCGGGACAAGGTCGGGCAGTTCCTCGACGAGTACGGCCCGCGTCTGTCGGACGTGTTCGGCAAACTGCGCGACGCGGCGATCGCCGCCGCCCCGGCGGTCAAGGAAATCGTCACCAGCCTCGGCACCGCGATGGGCTCGGCGGGCCTGACCACCTGGGAACTGCTGGTCCGCACCCTCGAGGCCCTCGCCCCGGCCATCGAGACCGTCCTCATTCCGGCCCTCGGCACCCTCGCCGGCGTCATGTCGGAGAACCAGGGCGCGGTCAACACCCTGATCGGCGGCTACCTCGGCTTCCACGCCGTCGGCACCGTCTTCGACACCGCGATCTCCGGGCTCGAATCCGTCAAGGGCGCGGTCGGGGAGGTCACCGGGGTCATCGACACCGGCAAGGAGCTGTACCAGACCTACACCGACGCCACCTACGGCATCGCCCAGGCCCAGTCCACCCTGTCGGGGAAGATGGCCGCCGCCGCCGGCGCGATCCGCGGCAAGGCCGCCGCCGAGAACCTCTCCACCCTCGCCGCCACCCGCGCGCTGGTGGCCGAGAAGCTGCATGCCGGGGCGATGAAGGTCAAGGCGATCGCCGTCAAGGCCGCCACCGCCGCCCAGTGGCTGTGGAACGCCGCATTGAACGCGAACCCGATCGGGCTGATCCTCGTCGCGATCGGCGCGCTGGTGGCCGGGCTGGTGTGGTTCTTCACCAAGACCGAGACCGGCCGCCGGCTGTGGGAGCAGATCTGGACCGCGATCCAGAATGCGGTGCGGTGGGCCTGGGAGAACGTCATCAAACCGGCGTGGGAGGGCATCCAGGCCGGGTTCGCGAAGATCGGGCAGATCCTGCAGGGGGTGTGGGACAACGTCCTGTCCCCGGTGTTCACCGCCATCAAGTACGCCGTCGGCATCGTCCTGGCCGCGTTCGTGCTGCTCGGCATGATCTTCGGCGTCGTGTGGGACGCGATCGTCGCCGTCGCCCAGTGGGCGTGGAACACCGTCCTGCGGCCGGTGTTCGACGCCATCATGTGGGTGTTCGGGCAGGTCGGGGCGTTCTTCGGCTGGGTGTGGAACACCCTGATCAAACCCGCGTGGGATGCTCTCGCGTTCGGGATCTCCTGGGTGTGGGAGAACATCATCCGCCCCGCCTGGGACGCCCTCACCGCGGCCCTGACCGCGATCGGCAACTTCTTCGTCTGGGTGTGGAACACCCTGATCAAGCCGGCGTGGGACGCCCTCGGCGCCGGCATCGCCTGGGTGTGGGACACCATCATCCGGCCCGCCTGGGACGCCCTCACGGCCGCGTTGCAGGCCGTCGGCAACTTCTTCACCTGGATCTGGAACTCGGTCATCAAACCCGCCTGGGACGCCCTCGGCGCCGGCATCAAGTGGGTCGTCGACAACGTCCTGATCCCGATCTGGGACACCCTCAAAGGCGCCCTCGATCTGGTCGGTCGGGCCTTCGAGTCCGTGGTGGACTGGATCGGTCGGGTGTGGGACCGGATCAAGGCGATTGCGGCGAAGCCGGTGCGGTTCATCGTCGAGACCGTCTACAACAAGGGCATCGTCGCCGCCTGGAACAAGGTCGCCGGCTGGCTCGATATCGAGCCGTTGCAGGAGGCCGATCTCGGGGAGCTCGGCCACTACGCGGTCGGCGGCCGGGTCCGCGGGCCCGGCGGGCCGGCAGACGACAAGGTGCCGGCGATGCTGTCCAACGGCGAGTACGTGGTGCGCACCGAGGCGGCCCGGGCGATCGGGTACGACACGCTCGATCGGCTCAACCGGCGGCCCCGCCGGATGGGGGAGTCCGACTACTTCCACTACGCCGGCGGCGGTCGTGTCCAGGGCGGTGCGGAGCTGACCACGGAGATCCAGCGGTCGATGTGGGATGCGGTGCGCACCGCGTTCCCCGGCGCTGTCCTCACCTCCGGGACCAGGTACCAGGACGTGGGGTCCGGCTACGACTTCCACATGGCCGGGCAGGCCATCGACCTGGGTGGGCCCATGCAGCAGATCGCCAGCTGGATCGCCGCCACCTACCCGAACTCCCTGGAGCTGTTCTGGGATCCGGGGCCGAACATCGACGAGGGCCGCCCGACCGGTGCGATCGGTGGGCACTCCGATCACGTGCACTGGGCCATGTCCCAGATGGTCACCTCGGACGGGCGGCTCGTGTCCGCCGAGGGCGGCAGTCGAGGCGGAGGAGCCGGGTTCCTGCGTCGCCTCGCGGCGGGCCTGTTCGACGGGGTCATGGATCCGATCGGCCGAGCCATCCCGGAGTTCGGCGGGGGACAGATCGGCCGGCTGCCGAAGCTGGCATTCGACAAGTTCCGAAACGGCGTCCGCGACTGGATCCTGAATCGGTCCGACGCGGTGGAAGGCTCGTCCGTCCCCGGCTCCGGTCCGGTGGTCGACCAGGTGAGGCAGGCGTTCGCGCCGTACGGGTGGGACACCGGAGCCCAGTGGGACGCGGTGGACTACATCGTCTCCCGCGAGTCGTCATGGAATCCGCTGGCGCGCAACCCATCGTCCGGCGCGTTCGGTCTGTTCCAGTTCCTGGGGTCGACGAAGGACCAGTACCTGCCGGACGAGAACCCGAACCCGCTCATCCAGGGCCAGGCCGGGGCGCGGTACATCTCCGACCGGTACGGCGACCCGCTCGGCGCCAGGTCGTTCTGGGAGGCCAACCACTGGTACGACGACGGAGGTATCGCCCGCGGCCGCGGGATCATGATGAAGGACATCATCCGCCCCGAGCGGGTCCTGGATCCGGACATGACCCGCAGCTTCGACGAGAAGCTGATCCCGATCCTCGATCGGCTCACCAGCCTGTCGGTCGACGACGTGCTCACCGCGTCCGACCGCAACGCGCTGGTGAGCGTGGACCTGTCGGGCGCGCAGATCTACGGCCAGTACATCGAGCAGCAGCACGTCGTCGACGACAAGGCGACCGCCCGCTCTGTGCGCCGGGAGACGAAGCGGGCCATGGTCGAGGCAGGTCTGGGATGAGCGCCCTGCACAGCCGGGTCCAGGTGCGGTGGGCCTCGCACCTGGGCACCGAGTGGAACCTGATGTCCGGCACCGAGGGCGCGATCCTGCCGAAGGGACTGAAGTCGATCCTGCTGCCGAAGTTCACCCAGCTCACCCACAAGACCGCCCGCCGGCACGGGGTGCGGTTCGAGGGAATCGACTGGGACGCGGGGGACTGCACGATGACGGTGGTCGTCGGCGACACCTGGGTGTCCCGGCCGGCCGGGAACTTCCGCCGCGGCGACGAGTTCCTGTACCTGGACCGGTCGTTCCGGGACTCGTTCTCCCCGCTGTACCCGGGCACCCTGGAGGTGGAGGCGCTGGGGGAGTCCCGCAGCTTCTCCGGCCGCCTCGTCGAGCTCGACGACGGGGACGTCGACACGATGCCCGACGTGCGCGGCACGGCCGAGTACGAGATCACCCTCGCCGCCGAATCCCCGTTCTGGCGCGGCAAGGACGTCGTGTTCGACTTCCCGTTCACCGGCTCGGCGACGCCGGACAACTACTACGGACCCACCAACGCGGCCCCGGACTTCTACATCACCGGCGGCAACGCGATCGGCAACGCGGTGCTCACCAACCCCGGGCAGGTGGAGGTCTGGCCGACGTGGACGATCGACGGGCCCGGGCAGGCCGTCGTCGGCGTCGGTGAGCACATCACCTACGTCTCCGGCCTCGCCGCCGGTGAGCGCCTGGTGATCGTCACCGACCCCTCGCACTCCGAGGTGGTCGACGGCGGCGGCAACCGCGCGTGGGACCGCATCGGCGGCCTGTATGACTTCGCGCCGGTCAAGCCGGGGGACGACGTCGTGGCCACCGCGCAGATCATCGGCGGCGGACCGGGCGCGAACATCCGGCTCGAACTCCCGACGTTCTACCTGGCGGCCTACTGATGGCCGGACGGGACGCGCGGTACCTGGTCTACAACCGGCACCGCGAGCTGCTCACGTCCATCACCGAGCACGAGTCGGCGACGGTGAGCTGGAAGTGGGAGGACATCGGCTCGGGCACCATCGCCATCCCCGGCACCCCGGACCCGGAGCTGCTCACTGCGGCCCTGAAGGTGCATGAGGAGCCGCTGTTCATCTCCGTCTACACCCCGGCGCCGGAGCCGTGGACGGGACGGATCTCCGGTGAGTACGTCGATGACGGGGACGGCCCGGTCCTCGAGCTCACCATCGTCAACGACCGGATCTGGCTCGACTCGATGCTCGCGGTCGCCAACGCCGACGTCGGGCCCAGCCTGCAGGACCGCGAGTCCGATGTCCGCGAGGGACCGCTCGAGTCGGTGATCAAGGGCTACATCGCCGACGCCGCCGGGCGCCTGCAGGTCCCGGTGATGGTGGTGCCGTCGGCGGTGGAGGACCAGTCCCCGATCATCAAGCTGTCCGCGCGGATGGTCACCGTCAAGTCGCTTACCGACGATGTGCTGCGTAAGTACGGGTACACGATCACCGCCCGCACCTACCGCACCGGTGACCCGCTGCCCGCGGCGGTGCACGTCGCCCCGGAGCCGGGCACGGTGATGATCGACGTCGTCGCCGGCCGTGACACCGGCCGGCTGCTGTGGCAGCAGGAGCACCTCGAGCAGTTCTCGGTGTCCTCCACCGAACGCAAGGCGTACCGGGCGTACATCGGCGGCAAAGGCGAAGGAACCGCCCGCCCGTTCTACGAGGTGATCGACACCGACGCCCGCGCGGATTCGTCGAACTTCGGGCTGCCGGAGATCTTCGTCGAAGCCAACGACGAGAACGTCGATCCGCTCGAGGCTGGACGCGCCGAGCTCGCCGCGGCCGCCGGCGGACTGTCGGTGAACTTCACCGTCGTCGACGGCAACCCGTGGTGGATGGGGCAGGACTGGGCCAACGGGGACTTTGCCTACGCCCGCATCGCCGGGCAGCTGTTCCGCGCACAGATCACCGAGGTGGAGATGCGCGACGAGGCCGGTTCGCCGGTGACCTACACCCCGAAGTGCGGCGTCGCCGCCCCGGGCCGGCCCACCGCGGTCGTCGACGCCATCGCCCGCCTGGCTGCCGAGATCCGCAACCAGAACGCCAGGAGGTAACCGTTGTGGCCCAGACGCTGACCGGGTTCAAGGGGGTAGTGGACGAAGCGGGCGAGGCCCGCCGGTTCACGATGCTCGCCCCGCCGGTGGTAGCCGGCCCGTCGGACCTTGCACCGTCGTCGACCGGCACCCGCACCATCCGCCTCGCCGCCGGCGCCGCGATGGCCGCCGGGGTGCGCTACTCCGAGACCGTCACCCAGGACGTCGTGCTGCCGGCCAACACCTCCGGGCAGCCGCGGTTCGACATCGTCGGGCTGCGCTTCACCTGGGGCGCCACGCCGTCGGTGACGACATTCTCCAAGCAGGGCACCGCTGCGGCGTCCCCGTCGTCCCCGGCCCCGACCCGCACCCAGGGCGTGGTGTACGAGATGGTCCTCGCCCTGGTCTACGTGCGCTCCGGCGTCACCACGATCGCGGCCGGGGACGTGTACGACACCCGCGTGTGGGGCGGCGTCGGCGGACCGTACCGGGCGAACCAGGCCACCAACCTCGCCCGCGTCGACATCCCGCTCGGCGCCGAGATCCTCGTCGGCACCTCGCTGTACCAGGTGGTCACGCAGAACACCGCCGCGGCCACCATCGGCTACACCGTCGTCGACCCGCAGACCACCGCGTGGAAGGCGTTCGTGCCGAACCTGCGCAACAGCAGCGGCCAGCTGATCACCGCGACGACGTTCTGGAAGGACGGCCGCTACCGCATCGCCAACGGGATGTGCCGATTCAAGGTGCGGCTCGGGCTGTACGGCACGATCGGCGGCTGGACCAACCCGGACGGCGTGCCCTACACCATGGACCTGCCCGTCAAGGTCGGCGCCCAACTGACAGACCAGTGGGCCGACGCGACCGTCATGTACCCGTCCTGGCCGTCGGTGCACGGAAAGATGCTGCTGCGCAGCGGATCCGACCGCGGGCAAATACACGTGGTCGCCAACACGAACGACGTGCGCATCCGGGTGATGAACGGCCGCCCGGAACTCGTCACCGTCGACGGCTCATATCTCATCTGAGGGAGACACACTCGTGGTAGCCAGCATCGCCGGGTTCAAGGGCACCGTCACCGAAGTGCAGGAAGCCACCCGCTTCGCGCTCGCCGGAGCGAAGGCACTGGTCGACACCGCCTCCGCGTTCAAACCGACCTCCACGGGGGTGCGGTCGGTGCAGCTCGCCGCCGGCACCGCCATGGTCTGCGGCGTCCTCGTCGTCGAATCCGCCGCGCAGATCGTGCAGGTCGCCGCGAACTCCGGTGCCTCGGCCCGACTCGACGTCGTCGGGCTGCGCTTCACCTGGGCCGGCGACAACTCCTCGGTGCAGGTGTTCGTCAAACAGGGCGTCGTCGGTTCGACCACCCCACCGGCACTGACCCGCGTGGCCGGCGGCACCTACGAGTTCCCGCTCGCGGTCGTGCGGGTCCGGCCCTCGGTGTCGACGATCGCCGCCGCCGACGTCCTCGACGTGCGGGTGTGGGGCGGCTTCGGCGGACCGTTCCAGGCCGCGCAGACCGAACAGATCGGCATCGTAGACCTTCCCCTCGGCGCGGTGCTGCAGTCCGGCACCACCGAATACAACGTCACCGCCAACGATGGCCAGGGCAACAGCACGCTGTCGCTGACGTCGGCGGCTGCGCTGCCGTGGACCGCGTACGACCCGGTGCTCGGCACCCACAAGGACGGGGTGTGTGCCCTCGGCGCCGGCGGCGTGCGCCGCGGCTGGTACCAGCTCGATCCCGCCACCCAGACCTGCCACGTCAAGTTCGAGATCCGCACGGGCACCGGCACCCGCAACTTCGGTCGCGGCACCATGTACATCGATCTGCCGTCGGGGATCCGGCCGTCGGCCGTGTTCACCGACCAGTGGGGCGAGGGCCTGCTGTACACCAACGTCGGCGACGGCTGGATGAACTGGATGCTCAAGTTCCTGATCCGCAACGACTACAACAACTTCGTCGTCCCGTACGTCACCTCGGCCGGCCATGACACCCGTCTGCTGCCGATGCAGTCGGCCGGCGATGACGGCGGAATCGGCAACCTCGACCAGGTCGGAACGGGCGGCGTCCCGTACATCGAGCAACAGAGCCCCCGGGCGCGCGTGTACTCCGAGCCCGAAGTGATCACCGGAGCATTTTCGTTCATCGTCGCCTGATTGGAGGCACCCTCGTGTCGATCGCAGACCCGCACAACGCGGCCCCGATCTGGTCACCGAACCGATACCCCGGCGCAGCAACGGACTGCCGCTACCTCGTCATCCACACCCAGCAGGGCAACGGCACCGCCCGCTCCCTCGCCGGCTACTGCGCACAGGCCTCGTCGCAGGTGTCCTACCACGACGCGGCAGACGAGCGGGAGCTCATCCAGATGGTGCCGTACGTCGACGCCCCCTGGGCCGCGGCGAACGCGAACACCGTGGCCGAGCACCTGTGCTTCGGCGGCAGCTTCGCCGAGTGGACCGCAGCGCAGTGGCTCGATCCGGACAAGGACGCCGACGGCCGCAACCAGGACCTGATGCTCTGGCGCGGCGCCCTGTGGGTCGCGTGGCGCGCCGAGATCAACGAGCTGCCGATCCGCCGCGTCACCGACGGCACTCCACCCCGCTCGCGGGGCGTGTGCGGGCACGGTGACCTCGGCATGTGGGGCGGCGGCCACACCGACCCCGGACCCGAATTCCCGTGGCCGATCTTCCTCGACCGCGCCGTGCACCTGGCGGGGGGCGGCGCCGTCGGCGCCGCGATCACCGGCGAGGACTGGGACACGGTCCTGGCCGAATTCGTCGGAAGGGGAATGTGATGCCCGCACGTGTCGTCCACCCGATCAAGTCCACCCGCGGCACCGGCTACGGCCAGCGGGTCAACCCGGTAACCGGCCGGCGAGAGTTCCACCGCGGCAGCGACTACAGCGTGCCGCGCAAGACCCCGATCTACGCACCCACCGACGGCACGGTCGTCGAAGGCAAGGACCGCCCCCCGAATACCGTGCAGGGCTTCGGAAATTGGGTCTGGGTGGATGCGCAGCGCACCGCCGGCAAGGACTTCATTTTCGGGCATATGGAGCACGGCGACATTCTCGTCCGCCGCGGCGACCAGGTGAAGGCCGGTGACCTGATCGGCTACGTCGGATCCGCCGGCCAATCCACCGGACCGCACCTGCATTTCGAGGTGTGGGGCTCGCCCGGATTCATCGGCGGCGAGCACATGGACCCCGCGGCCTGGCTGAAACGGGCCGGCGCCGTCGACCCCGGCGCCGCCCCGGCGCCGGCCACCACCAAGACCCCGGCGGCATCGGTGCCGTCGACAACGAAGGGAGCCACCGTGGCTACTGCACAGGACGTCCAGAACGAACTCAACGGCGCCACCTCGGCCGACACCCTGACGCTGTACGAGAACATGCCGAACCAGTTCGACGACCCGAAGATGCGGCACTGGCTGCGCTCGGTCGCCGCCGAGATGACCTTCGGCGAGGTCGAGAACACGGCCAAGGACGGCGCCGGCAAGACCGACAAGACCACGATGCGCGGCCACATCCTGCGCACCGCCGCGTTCGCCCGGGAGAACAACAAGCTGCTGCGCGCCATCGCGACGCACCTGCAGCTCGACGTCAACCAGATCCTCGGCAGCTGACCATGTCAAAAGTCAAGGATCTCAACCCGATTCAGAACATCCCGAGGCCGATCGGCGGCACCGATCTCGGGATCCCGATCGTGCTGCCGAACGGCCGGGTCGGGTACATCTTCGGCGACACCTTCGGCGGCACCACCCAGGCCGCCGGCGGACCGGACTGGCGCTCGCCGGTCATCGTCACCTCACCCACCCGGGACATGACCCAGCCGATCGTCATCGACGGTGCGTGCCGCGGCGGCGACCAGCTGTGGCCGTACCAGCACAACAACGGCACCTTCACCACCGTGCTGCCGTGCGATGCGATCGTCATCGGTGGCCGCGTGTACCTGTGGGTGATGGTTACGGCGGGCCTCGGCGGTGAGCTGTGGTGCGAGATCTGGTACTCCGACGACAACGGAGAGACCTGGGTCAACGGCACCAACTCCACCACCAAGTGGTCCACCACCGCCTTCCGCGGCCAGCGCGTGATGATGACCTGGGACCGCGGCCGCGACGGCTGGGTCTACGCCTTCTCCACCGGCGGCCTGGCCCGCAACAAGAACATGCTGCTCTGGCGCGTCCGCGAGGCCGACATCCTCGACCCCACCAAGTGGGAGGGCCGCTGCTGGATCGGGGGCGCCTGGGTGTGGAAGGCGAACCCGGCCGACCACGAGCCGGGCGACATGATGCCGGCGGGGGAGAAGTTCGGCGAGATCGGCTACCGGTGGATCCAGGGGCACCACGTGCTGTCCGGATTTCGTTCGAGCTCGTACGAGTCGTTCGTCCGGCTCGGCTACGGGCCCATCGAGAACGTCAACTGGCACACCGCCCCGATCACCCGGCCCGTGCGCGGCGCCGGCCTGCCGTTCGGGTACGACGTGCAGCCCAGCCTGTACGGCTGCTACGTCCACCCCGACAGCAAGTTCGAGAAGGCGGACGGCACCAAGAGCCAGTTCGTGATGATCGTCTCCCAGTGGGACGGGGTGAACGGCTCCGTGCCGTACCGGTCCATGCAGTACCGGTTCACCGCCCCGAACAAGCTGGGGCCGCTCGTGGTCGACCCGGCACCCAACGATGCGCAGCCGGGCTCCGAGTGGGACGCGATCCTCGCCGAGTTCGTCGGCCAGCCGTAGGAGGCATCGAATGTCAGCAGATCACGACGTCGAATCGACCACCGGCGCGGAGCTTCCGTTCTGGGAGCTGGTGCGCCGTGAGGCCGCCGACGCGGCCCGGCAGGAGTGGGAGCGCCAGCAGGCCGCGGTGCGCCGCGAGGTCGGCGACTACGCCCGGCAGGTCGGCACCGGCGTGCTCACCGGGCAGGGGATGCCGGAGCCGGTCCCGAATGTCACCGCGGTCACCGCCCGCGGCGAGGAGCTCACCGTCGTCGACGCCCGCAGCCGGTCGTGGCGCACGTTCGTCCAGGGCCTGGCGATCGACATCGGCTTCGCCCTGTTGTCGGTGCTTGCCCTGGCGCTGGGGGACGTCGACGTCCTCGACGGCGCCGCGTGGGCCACGTTGGGGGTGCTGGTGCTCAAGACCATCATCCAGACCGCGATCTCGTATGTGGCGCGGCTGAAGATCACCCCCCGCTATGCCGCGGCCGCGCCGCCGCCGCCCGAGGGGGCCAGGTGAGGACCGCAGGGGCCTGTGGGCCGGCAGGAAAGGCAGGGACGGCGCGTGTCGCAACCGAACGGACCATCGCCGCGGACCCGGTCCGTGGTCGTCGGCATCGTCGTCGCCCTGTGGGGGACCTCGGTTTCCGCGCAGATCGTCTCGCAGTTCTTCCGGTTCGAGTGGGTCGCCCCGACCGGGCTCAACGAGATCATGACGGCCGTGGTGATGTGGTTGCTCGCGCGTAACCACCAGGCCGCCAAGGCCGACCCGCCGCCCCCACCACCGCAACGGCCGCAGGCCGACAGGGAGGCCGAGTCCCGTGACTGAACTGTGGGAGACGATCATCCGGTACGTGCTGGTCGGCGCGGCCAGCTACGCCGCCGGCACCGTCGTCCAGTACCGGCAGTACCGGGTGCGGGGGGTGTCGCTGCTGGTGCCGTTCGTGCCGAAGTCGAGCCGCAACTTCACGATCGTCGTCGTCACCCTGAGCCTGTTGACCACGTTCTCGGTGATCACCAGCCAGATCGCCCAGCAACACCAGGCCGAGTGCAACGCCGACTTCCAGCGCGCGCTGCGGGAGAACGCCCGCATCAACAGCGAGGACCGCGACCTGGAAAAGCGCGACGACGCGCTGCGTGAGCAACGCGACGCCGCCCTGACCGACCTGGTCCGGGGTCTGCTCACCGCCCCGCCCGGCGGCAACGGTCGGGTGCGGGATCTGCTCGAACGGTACGACACGACCGTCGCCGTCAACGACCGTGAGCGCGCCGACCTGATCGCCGCGCGCGGAGCGCTCGAGCAGCAGCGCCGCGACAATCCGTACCCCGAGCCCCGATGCGACTGACGAGAGGAATGCGCGATGCCGTCGAGAGTCGCCCAACTGGAGCTGGCCCGCCACCAGCGTGAGCTCATCCTCAAACCGTCCGAGGCCCACGTGTTCGGCGCCGGCCCGACCGCACCGATGATGTCGTCGATCACCACCGGAGACGTCGCCACCCTCGCCGAACTGCCGCCCGGCTGGTTCGACTACGGCCTGATCGACAAGGAAGACGCGATCGTCTGGGCCCGCGAGATGGAGAAGTCCGACATCAATGCCATCGGCTACTCCAATCCGGTGCGCTCGGACATCACCTCGGACGTGTTCTCCCTGGCCTTCAAGGGTCTCGAGACCAACCGGCACAACATCGAGACGGGCCTGCAGGTCGACCTGTCCGGAGTCCAGCCGGAGCAGGGCACCGGCGAGGTCTCGTTCGACCAGCCTGCCGTCGCGCAGGTCCGCCGCGGCCGGTTCCTCACCCTCGCCCGCTCCGGGTACGGCGCCGACGCGATCTACATCGGCCGGCTGATCGCCGCCGGGGAGGTCGCCGAGACGGGGGAGCAGACCATCACCGACGGCGAGGGCGCCCTCGCGTGGCCGGCCACCGTCAACGCCATGATCGACACCGCCGCCGGGTTCTCAGTGCGGCACTTCTTCGGCGGCCCCGGCTGGAAGCGGCTCCTCGTCGACCTCGGCTTCCCGCCGATCGATCCGGAGACCTACACCCTCACCGAGTCGCCGGCCGGATCCGGGCTGTACGGGTTCACCGGCCTGACCGAAGACCCGCCCGGATCGGGGCTGTACGCGATCCCGCCCGGCATGACCGAATCCCCGGCCGGATCCGGCCTGTACACGATTGGAGCCTGACATGGCGAGAAAGATCGTCACCATCGACGAGGACTCGAAGGCGCTACCGGACGTCGCGCGGGAAGCGATCGACGCGCGGATCGGCGCGGTGGGAGATCCGAAGTACCTGTCGAAAGCGGCAGCAGATGCCACTTATGCCCCGACCGATGTGGTCGAATCCGCCGGCCTGGTCGCGCTCTCTGAGTCCTCGGGTCTCTCGCTCGCCGCCGTCGACGCCAACGGCAATCTGTCGTGGTTCGGTGTCGACAACACCGGCGGCATCCCCCGCTACACCGCCGATGCGATCAACAAGGCGATCGGCACGTCGACGGTCACCATCCCGAATGCCTGCCACGAGTGGTGGATTCTCGACGCCTACACCTGGCTGCCTGCCGAGCAGCGCATGATCGCCACCGTGTACGGCACGGACGGATCGATCCGGGCGTGCGAGTGGCGACCCGGCATGGGCCTGACCGTCAACGTCGTCGTCGGCTCGACCCCGATCGTGGACGACCACAACGCACCCGGCCACTGGGTCAAGCCGGGCCGGCGTGCGGTGCTGTGCTGGCAGCGGCACGCGAACGACAACAAACTCCGCGTCGCGGTGTCGGCGCCCGGCCCGGACGTCGCATCGTGGCAGGACTCGGTGGTCACCGAAGCGACCATCGCCGACGAGGTGTCCTACGGCTCGCCGCTGCACATCGCGTCCCTGTCCGACGCGGATCAGGACACGTTCTGGATTCCGGTGCGGGTCGCGGCCGGGGTGTCGTGGCGGTTCCAGCAGATCAGCGTGAACCAGTCGACCGGCGCGGTCACGGTCGGCCCCGTCCGGTTCTTCGTGCAGTCCTCGGGCGGACAGTTCTACTGCTCGTTCGCCGACGCAAACAAGACGTCCGGCAATCAGGTGATCCGGGTCGCGGCCTACCACAACCCGGCAATGGCCGACAATCACATCTGGTACATGGAAATCGACTGCGTGACCGGTGACGTGACCTCCCCGGTGCACGCGGCCGGGGCCCCGTTCACGAACGTGCTGTCGGCAACGTCGGACGTGCAGCTCAACGGCAACCAGGCATCCCCGGCGATCACCCCGATCATGGCGCACAGCGCGAGCGTGGATCGGCGCATGTTCTACGTCTCGCCGGGACCGTACAAGCCGCGGGTGGCCTATGCCGAGTGGGCGGCAGGCTCGCCCGACGCGGCTATGTACAGGGTGTACGACGTGCAGGCCGGCACCTCCAAGGACATCGCGACGGCCGGACCGCGGTTCGGGTACACCGCAGAAGCGAACTACCTGGCGGGCATGTGCTTCGAGTCCCCCGCAGTCGACGACACCGTGTACGTCGCCCGGAACCTGCCGGTGAAGACCATCGAACGGCACTGGACCGGCCGCGGTGGTGCAGCCTCGATGAAGATCCTCGCCGCGTCGACGACCACGACCCCGATCCGTCCGCTGTGCGCCAAGGGCAACGGTCCCGCGCTGATGTTCTTCGACATGCGCCAGTACGCCGACTTCGCCCCGCTGGGTGACGTCCGATCCGTGAACGCCAAGTAGGGGGCATTGTGGGTATCAAGCTGGAAGTGACGAACACCTACGGCGGGTTCGGCAAGCTGGTGAACGACCAGCGGCTCAACGCCGGCTCGCTGATCCTGATCGATCCGGCGCACCCGGTGTCGCCGTGGTCGGCAGGGGTGCCGTCGGGGTCGGTGCCGAACCTCGCCGCCCCGATGACCGCACTGACGGTCGGGGCGGGTGCCGAAACCCTGCCGGTGACGAACACGATCGCGGCCGGATCGGGGCTGGTGGAACGCACCAGCAAGGGCGGTCTGCACGTCATCATGTCCAAGACGGCATCGGTTGCGGCGCAGGTGTTGACCCTCGACCTGACCACGGCGCTGATGACCTACCTCAATGCCAATCCGGGGCACTCGCTGTTTCTGTCGGCGTGGGGTCGCACCACCCGGGCCCGCACCATCGGGTCCGGCCCGGCGGCGATCCCTCTCGTGGGTTTGCGGTCGACGTCGACCTCGACGTTCACGCCCTGGACGAGCCTGTATCACGCATCGTCGGGCAACATCGCCACCGATCCGGGCACGTCGAACACCAACTACATCGGCCGCACCGTCGGCACCCTCTCGTCCGGGCTGGGATCGTTCCGCGCCGATCTCGGCATCACCTCCCGGGCCGCGTCGTGGGTCTCGACGCTGAACACGCGGTTCGTGGAACTCGGTAACGCACTGTCGACCGCGACGAACCACGCCCCGTCGCAGATCCTCTACGCGGTGTGCCTCGAAGACCTCACGGTGTCGGGCCGCTCGTACATCGAAGCGTCGCAGATGGACGCGGCCCTGTACGCGCAGGCGTTCGGCGCCGGCGGACGGTACGCGAGCGACACGTTCACCAACCCGACGACGCTGCCCTGACCCCGCCCGTAACGGCTCACTACCGGCCGATGGCACCACCCGGTGAGGACCGATGAGAAACCCCGCCGGAGAGAGCTTGGGGGCAACTCCGGCGGGGTTCCGGCCGCCGGGCAGGGGGGTGCCGACGACTGTGAGGAATCCTACGGCGCCGACGATCGACCTGTGAGGCATCCGCCCGGCGAACTGCTCACTACCGGCGGGCCCTACCGCGGTCCCTGTCCGTCTGTGAGTACGCGCCGGCACTGTATCCCTGAAGCAAAATGCGCCCCACCTCCTCATGAGGTGGGGCGCATTTTGTGGTTGGTGAGGCTAGTCTCGGGGCGGTCGTTTTCGGCTCGCGAGTGAGATCACGTTTGCTCCAGTGCGGTCAGGGGCTGCGGGTGCCGGCGGTCTCGCTGTGACGTGGGGGACGAGACGTGGTTCCTCGAATCCCACCTCCACCGGCTCGTTCGTCCGCCAGCCGCGACTGGACAATTGGATCATCAACGACTTGTAGCGGTTCTGGTCGATCACGCCCAGAGTCAGCGAGCGGCGGATGAGCGCTTGAATGGAGACCCCCCACTTCGCTTTGAGCTTGCTATAGCCCAGGAGGGTCAGATCAGGGGAGAGGTCCGAGCGCATGGGGGCCTCGGGCAGAAGGAAGGCCCCGGCGAACAGGTTGGCTTCGGTCTCCCGCACCTGTTCCGAGTCGGGTCGGCTTCGGGTGTGGAGAACGAGGTGTCCACCTTCGTGGGAGACCGTGAACCGGATGCGATCCCCTGAATCCCGGCGAGCGATTGCGATCACGAAGTTCGCGCCGTTGTCGTTGGGGCTGGATATCCCGTCGAGTTTGCCTTCGGGGACGACATCCGACTCGAATGGAACGACACCGATGCCGGCACGTTCGAAGGCTCTCGTGACGTTGCGAATCGGCGTGTGGGGGTCGAGCGCCAGCGCGGATCTCGTTCGTGCGGCCGCCTCACTGATCTCCTCGAGAGACAGGCACGTCGAACGCGGCCTGGTATCGAGGGCAATGTTGCGGAACGGAACGCCCGTCAGAAGCTGCTGGACTTCCCGTTCGATGTCTCCGAACGTGTAGATGGCAGCGTCTTGGGCCCTCGCAGTCAGCACATTGCGCCGAAAGTTCAGTGACTGCCGGTTGTAATGGACCGGGGGGACGTCGAAGTAGTCGGGTGCGAGGTTGAATCGCAGGACGGCTGACTCCAGGACGTTCGGGGTCGCCCGGCGCTCGTTCCGCTCGACTTGCGAGAGGAGCGACTGAGTGACCCCGAGCGCGTTGGCGAACTCGCCCTGCGTCATTCCAACCTTCGCGCGAAGTTGCTTCAGGCGCAGGTTGGGGTCGTGGTTCATCCCGCGGACTCCTTCCCTTCGTCTTCGTCCTCCGCATCCAGGAAGATCAGGGGTTCGTCTTCCGGAGAGAAGGCTTCGACGTGTTCCGCCAGGGTGGTGCCCACAACGAGCGGCAGGCTGAACGCCCAGCGACCTTCGTCGAGAGTGTGATCCGGCTGGGCCATCAGAAAGCTGAGCGGCCACGGACCGGTCAATTCACCGTCGTCGTCCCGTTGCGGCCAGTCCCATGCCAGGGCGGCCAGGTCGATCGTGTTAGACCGTTCCAGCTCGAGCTCCGACGCCGGGAACAATCCAGGATTGGGCGCGGTGCGCTTCCTGGCCATCGCGCGGCTGAGGCCGGTCGACCGCCGGACGGAGATCCGCAGGCTGTTGTCGTCGTCGAGGAGAAGGAGACGCGGCGCACGTACCGCGAGCGCTTCATCGAAGACGAAGGTCCCCAACCGTGCGGGAAGCTCGTCCGCGAGTTTGCGTTTGAAGGTAGCGGTGCGGAACCATCCGGGCTCGCGCGCTGCTGCGTAGTCGAGGCGGCGCGCTCCCTCGTACGCTCTGGTGAACGCCTCGTGCAGAGTGTCCACCACCGGGCTCAGGAGACGACAGCAATCGTCAGGCGTGTTTATCACTGGGTCAAATTATCACAAGGTGTGCGAATTGCAACCCGGATATAAACATTCTGACCTAGCGGTACCATCGCGACTGGCGCCTCGAAAACGAGTGCGGCCCCGGGCGGTGCGGGAACACCGGGCCGGGGCCTTGCCACCATCCAATCCTGTGCTTGGAGTGATGACCGTGTCCGACGCTACCCTGCTGCCGCTCGCCGGCGGCCCATCCGCCCCCGCTAGATTCACCCCGTTCGACCTCGCCGTCGCCGGGTTCCTCGCCCGCTACTCCGGGCAGACGTTCGCCAGTTACCAGACCGATCTGCGCCTGTACTCCCAGTGGTGCGACTCGGTGGGTCTGGATCCGCTCGCCGCGCAGCGCCCGCACCTCGAGCTGTTCGCGCGGCACCTTGAGCTCGAGCGCGGCAACGCCCCATCGACGGTGCATCGGCGGTTGTCGTGCCTGCGGATGCTGTACCGCACCATGCACGTCGACGGTCTGATCGACCGCAACCCCGCCGAGTACGTGAAGATGCCGAAGGTCTACTTCGACGAGACCCGCATGGTCGGGCTCGAGCGGTCGGAGATCTCGGCGCTGATCGCCACGGCCCGGGCGTCGACGCCGTGTGACGGAGCGGTGGTGACGATGCTCGCGCTGCTCGGGCTGCGCGTGTCGGAGGCCTGCGCGGTGGACATCGAGGACTTCCAGTCCACCGAGCGTGGGCACCGTGTGCTGCGCCTGGTCGGCAAGGGTGGCAAGCCGGCCACCGTGCCGCTGCCGATTCCGATCGCGCGGGCGATGGACCGCGCTGCCGAGGGACGCACCTCCGGCGCGTTGCTGCTGCGCCGCGACGGCACCCGCATGACCCGCCGGTCCGCCGACCGCGTGGTGAAGCGTCTCGCGCGGAAGGCCGGCATCACCCGCACGGTGCACTGCCACCTGCTGCGCCACGGCTACGTGACTGCGGCGCTCGACGCGGGGATCCCGCTGCGGGACGTGCAGATCATGGCCCGGCACTCGGACCCACGGATGACGTCGCGGTACGACCGGGCCCGGCACAACCTCGACCGGCACGGGAACTACGTGCTCGCCGCGTACCTCGGCGGGGCCGCGTAGTGGATGGCGCGGGGCCGGTGCTTCCCAGGCTCGTTGCCTCACCGGCCCCGCGCCGCCGACTGTATTTGCTGTCGAACGGGTGTGCGAACTAGGCGTGGTGGATGAGACGGAAGTGACGCGAGGGAGAGTCGATACCGTAACGGCCGGTTTGTATCGTCCGATTCCACGGGTACGGGACACGAGTCCGCACCCACGACCGGAGGTACATCGCCAATGATCCGACGCGCACTCACCGCGGCCGCCTTCGCGGCCGCCGCCACACTAGTCCTCGCCCCGACCGCCACCGCCGACGAGATCGACCCGACGGGCCCGTACGACGCCACCGAGTACTTCGTCACCCCCTGGGATGCCGGGGCATTCGGTGAGCACGCCGAGAAGGGGTTGATTCTCAGCCCGTACGGGGATGCCGGCCTGCAGTGCCGCGGGTTCCACGGCCGTATCTGGGACTGCACCCAGACCCTGCCGAACGGCACGGTCAACAAGCTGATCCGGCTCTCGCCGGACGCCTACCCGTCCCGGGTGATGCGTGAGGTGTGGGCGTACGACCCGTTCAACACCGGCAGCGCCAGCTGA